TTACGCGTTACATAATATATATAATAGAAGTGCTATACACTCTACACTGTACACTTATGAGTAAGGGTTCTAAAAGACGTCCCGGCAAACAGACGGTTTATAATCGAGAGTGGGAGAGAATATTTAAGAAGAAGGATAAACATGCCAAGACCAAAAAAGCCAACCAGTAAGAAATCACAAGCGCCGATTCAATTCGATAAGGACAACGAGTATAGCTTGACTGAAATGCAGGCCAGCTTTGTGTGGCACTACACCGAAGGTGCGTGCGGTATGACCGAGGCTGCCAGAAAAGCTGGTTATGAATTTCCGAGCGCGAGCGCGAACAAGCTGTTGAATGGGAAGACGTATCCGAACGTGGTGAAAGCTATCCGGATCAAACAAGATGAGCTGGCAGAGAAGTATGCGATCACACCACAGAAGACAGGCACGATGTTGTGGAAGGTGATGGAGAGCGCATACGAGAAAGGACAATATAATGCTGCCGTGTCAGCGATCAAAGAGCTGAATCAACTTGCTGGTTTATCTATCAATAGATCTCAGAATATCAACATCAACGCCAACCTGGAGAAGATGAGCCGAGAGCAAATCAAGGAGAGATTGGGACAATTACTCGGCGCAAACACCGACGACTATTCGCACAAAGACAAGTAGATAGATAACTGCGTAATCGCGGTCGCCTTTTTTTAACGCCAAAATCTCAGAAAAAAAGCAAGATCCTCTGAAACCCTTATGCAGCAAGGCTTTCAGCCTATTGCAAACATATATTCTTTTATGCAAATAAGTGCAAATTGTGAGCACAACAGTAACAGGAGTCCCTTGGAACCGCTTTTTTACAGGGAAAAAGACATATTAGGGACCCCTACACACCAATATTGGCCAGCGCGTTTGCAGTTGTAGTTATAACTAGGTTAGATACATTGAATCACCACTAAAAATGAATCCTAAAAAATTTTGCAAAATAAATTTTTGAATCGTTTGCAATTGTTTGCAAGTTTTGAGAAACTTTATCAATGCCTATAAATTCTAGAAATAAGGGCGCACAATTTGAACGCGACGTAGCTAAGATTCTCAACGGCTTTTTTGCCGATAACAATATTGATTTCCAAACGAAACGCAATCTAGATCAATACCAACAAAAAGATCTATGCGATCTCGACATACCCTTTCATGCGGTTGAATGTAAATTTTACAAAGCAGGCGAATGGCTTAAAAAAGCCTGGTGGGACCAAGTTTGCAGTGCCAGCGATGGTAAGATCCCTGTCCTAATTTTTAAGTTCAACCGCAGACCCATCCGCGTGTGCGTGCCATTGCATGCTATGAATCTTGAGTGGCCGCACGAGAACGACAAAATATGTGTTATGGACATGAAGCATTGGCTCGACGTTTTGAAAAAGAACTGGCGCAGATATGACAAACACTTTTCCACCTAATCACGGCGTCACCGGGCTGTCGATTAGCCAAGATGAAGTAGATCTGTTCTTAGATTACTTGGTTGAAAGCGAACCAGTGCAAGCAAAAGTGCACAAAAACGCTAAGGAGACAGCAAATACTGATATCCGGGATGCGCAGATCCACTATATTGACGCTAACCAAGACCGGCTCTACAGAATCCTTAATAAAATCGCTGTTGCTGCTAATAAATACTTTAATTATCAAATTACTGGCATCGAAACAGCACAAATTATCCATTATGAAGCTCCGAGTAACGGCTATGGCTATCATATTGACATTGGACCCGAAGGCACAGCTGCCACACGCAAGATAAGTATGACACTTTGCCTAAATGAAGAGTATGAAGGCGGCGAACTCTGCTTTAGAACCGGCGATCAGCCTAGTTGTACGCGTCCCAAGGTAGGTGAAATCGTAGCTTTTAGCTCATTTATCTCGCACCAGGTCAAACCAGTGACCAAAGGTAATCGTTATGTAGTGGTTGCTTGGTTTACTGGCCCACCGTTTCGTTAAAAACGTGGCGCAAACATAGTGCGCAAAGTTGACACCGTATCCTCAGGTATATTACGCAAATGTTTTGGCACTTCGCCCTCACATTTATGCTTTAAAATCTCATTAACAGGAATAGTCCTGCCACATTTTTCACATTTAGCTTTTGCTATCATTTTCAACCTCCATATTTTGTAAAATATGTTTAATTACCTCTACTGTCCAACCATTACCAAGCATCTTATATCGCTGAGTATTTGACACATGGTTTGTATAGTTATCTGGGACTGTCTGCAAGCGCTCACACTCCAACGGTGTTAGCTTACGCCAATGTAGTTCATCAACACTATCCCATTCGTGTCTGTCGTAAGATCCTCTGCCACCAGCTCTGACTGTTTTAGACTTCTCTCTTACCTTTGATTCTAATGGCACCCCAGTAGCATGAAAAGTCCCTTGTCTCTCAAAGTTAGCTCTTGATGATTTGTAATACTGCGACTTAATAGTTTGTGATTTGTCTGGTAACTTTTCAACCACCACACTATCTTTACCAACTGTCGTAATAGCGTTTGTTTTATCGTCCTCTCGAACTTCAAGTGTTTGCTTTGTTTTACCTGCTACTGAGTCACCAAATCTATCCATGCGTTTACCATCTTTGTCGTAAGCTCTACCAACAACACGACCACCTTTTACCACCACACTATCTTTACCAACTGTTGAAACAGCGTTTGACTTATTATCTTTACGCAGTTCTAACATTTGTTCTGGCTTTGTTTCTTTCCAATCAACATGTTTGCCGTCTTTGTCTTTTGATCTAGCTCGAAAAGCACCACCAACAACTAATGGCTTGCCATTATCATCACAGGCCAGGTAATTACCCTGTCTGCCATTTTTAACATATTCCATAGCAGACAAATTACTAGCCTTTTCTTTGTTTTGGTCAATCATGCAATTTCTATCACCATTTCTTTTTACAAATTTATCTGACATTTTAGTAATACTTTCTGGCTCTGTTTCCAATATATCTCTAAGCACTATGCCTCTATCCTCTGGTTGCTTGATGCCGGGTATATTAGTCCAATAGTATCTTTGCCTGGATTGAGCGCTAAGAAGCGAACTATTTATGAAGATAGGCTCAAACCTAACCTCGTTTAGAACATTCTTAAACTGGTTATCAACATCTGCTGGTGCATAACACTGAGACAATTGCTCTGTTATTACTTCCAAAAACTCTTTCTTCATTCTTACATTCTCAAGTAAAAAATACTTTGGCTTAATTGCTTTGAGCAAGCGTATGAACTCAAAAAACAATGCAGATCTCGGATCATCAAAAGCCAGTTGTTTACCTGCAAATGAGAAACCCTGACATGGACTGCCTGCTAACATTAAATCTACATCTTGATAGTCTTTAGGATCTAAATTACAAACATCACCAACTTGTTCTATATCTGGATAGTTTGCTGCACTGACTTGCATAGCGTATTTATCGACCTCACTAGCGTAATACTTCTCTACAGGGATACCGAGCTGATTTAGCGCGATCCGACCACAGCTCATACCATCAAATAAACTTAAGACTTTCATGTCTTGTTATTATACTCTCGGATCAAAACCTCAGCGCGTCGATTCACCTCATCTGTCATCTCGTGCAATGTGTCGATCCGTTTTTGTAGATCCTCTCGCTCCACCGGATTGGTAACTTGTGGTAGCTGATCTTCTAGATCTTCAATTTGTTGCGAACACACGAGGCGTAAATGTCGTGCTACACCCTCAATCTCGTCTTTCATCTTCATGGCGTTTAACCTCCCTCTCAAATAATTTATTAGACTGGTTTTGCAACGATCTTTCAACGCATTTATCGATTAAGCTCCAAAACCAGCTCCACATTTGCTAATGCACCACCCTTGTTGCTGCATCGTCTTTATAAACCACGCTGATCTTACGGCCATTCATTTCTTCAATCTCTTGCCACAACTTTAAATCCTCTGGCGCCATCTCAGACATAGCTATCTGATTGTATGGCTTGTCATGTTTTCTAGACAAGTAGCGAATAAAAATTCCCTTCACTACTGGATACAAACTATTTTTAATATGTTTTGGTTCACTCATTGTTCAATCTCCGCTAACGATTTGTGACATTCCACAATCATCGCTTTAATTAACTCGCCCGTGCCAACACCGTAATGTTTTTTCAGCGCGGTTAATTTTTTCTTAGTGTCTGGATCAATTCTAAACTGAATCCCAGATGTGTTTGCTTTTTTTCTTTCTATTGGTAGTTTCATAATTTTCCTCAAAATTTACTTACAAAAAAGAATATACTAAATTTTACAAATAGTTGCAAATTTCTGCTCATTTGTTATTATTGTATCGTGAGTAACAAATTTTTTATGGAGGGACTATGAACGAAACAATAATAAAATATAAGGGCCAAGAGGTTGCATGCTATGGCACATTAAAAGATGAAGATAATATTGAAATGGCTTATACCGACATGTTTGGATATGCCAACGGAGATATTATTGATAATTATAATTATGAAACCGAAAAGCCATTTAAAAATTGGACTGAGGCGGTTAAGTATTTAATTGATCTTGATAGATTTCAAGATATTGAGCAGTTGGAGGCAGTATGAAAAATATTCAAGAAACTACCGAAGCGTTCAAAGGCTTCAAAGCTGAGTCTCTCAAGAAGTTGGTGATTCAGAACCTATCTGTTGATATTGAAACTCTTACTCAGCATGGGAAAGAAATACTCTTTCATAATACTGAGGCTATGGAGATGGCTTTACATTCAATGGGTTGGGACCTTGTTACCGATTGGGAAACAATGACTCATTCATGGGTAAGGAGGCAATATGATTGAACCAAGAAAACAAGTAAATCATATCTACGGCTATATCAGAGTATCGTCTGAGCAACAGGTCAAAGACGGCTCTTCACT